AGCTTCTTCAGCGGTGGGTTGCTGTTGATACTGAGCGTTCCACTGAAACACGGGCATAGACGCTTTAGTACGTAACAAGGCTTCTATGTCAAAAAACTCAGGCCACAGGGGTTTATCTACAGGCTTGCCTGTATCTGGGTCGTCCACATGCAGGATAGCAGGGAACTCTATAACTTCATACTGATCTGCTCGCTCGTTATTAGCCATATCCTTGACTACACGGCCTGTCAGGTCGTCCATATGCCACCGAGTCTGGATAATAGCTATACTACCCCCCGGCATTAAGCGCGTACGAGCACCGAATGTGAACCACTCGTATGCCTTCTCAAACACAGAGAAGTTACCATTAATCACGTCTTGCTCAGAGTGTGGGTCATCTACAAGTAACAAGTGAGCACCACGTCCTGCTAGTGCGGAGCCTACACCACAGGCATAATACTCTCCACCTGTGTTAGTACTCCATCGACCTGCTGATTTAGAGTCACTGGCTAGCTTTACAGTAGGAAATATACTCCTATAAGCCTCACTAGCGATGATATTACGCACTTTACGACCAAAATCTACCGCAAGATCGGTTGTGTGCGACACCATCATCACTTTTTTGTTGGGATTACGGCCTAAATACCACGCCGGATAGAAAATAGACACTAATTGGGACTTTCCATGACGTGGTGGGATGTTTACACAGGCTCTATCCTTGTCTCCAAGCTCAACCTCCATCAAAAGGTTGGCTAGAATGCGGTGATGCTTACCTACAATGAAGTCAGGCATCATAGCTTTACAAAATTCTATCAGATCATCGTACGCTAGTTTGTTTTTGCGCCTAATATCTAGCTCATCTACGAGTCTTTCTATCTCTACCACTTCGTCGGGGCTAAAACCGTCTATATTGTCCAACATATGCTGGATTTCGTCCTGCGTAAAGTCCGTAGCTACACTACTCACTCGCAGATATCCCCAATTCAACGTCTAAGTCTATAATCTCCCCGTCCAGAACTATCTCCTCGACAGGGTTCACTAGCTTCTCTAGCTTCCTACGCAGTTTTGCCTTCAAATCGTCCGTTGACTGGTGTGTAACAGTCACTTCAGACTTCTCAGCGAACAACCCTACATCTGAAATCTTACCTAACAGCTCTAATGCTCGGATACGAACGCGTGGATCGGGATTCTCTGTCTCTAAGATCAGCTTATTGGTCACTAAGTGCCGTACTGTCACAGCAGACTCGACTACTGAGGCACCAAATTCTGTGAGGATGTTCCCTGTTAGCACCAAAGAGGCAGGTGTTAGGGTAGACATTCGCTTAGATGTGGCTTTCTGGGATGTTTTTTCGGGGTCGTCGGCATACGCTAGGGCAATCTTAGCGGCCACGTCTTCATCTTCTTTATTGGGCTTCAATTCTAACCCGTGTTCTGCTAGCTCTAAGGCTGTTGTTCTTGCTGCTTGCGTACGGACAGTCAAGTCCACCGCAGGGTCGTCATCAAATAGCGGAACCCCAATTTCTGGTTCGATTTTAATCGTCATATCATAGTCGCAGGTTATTCACCGGAGGTGCCTTTGTAACACAATAAAATTTTTTTTACTAGCCTTTCTAAAACAAAGCGGGGGGAACGGCCTCAAGAAGGGGGGTGGGGTACCGAACTAGGAAAAATACGATTAATTCGTGGAGATTAGTAATATATAGAGTGGTGGGACTCCGTCCTGCTGTAGGGGGTCATGGGGGGCGGGTAGGTGTCGAGGTATGGCTAAACGTGCCTTTTGTTATAACATGTTATAACTTTGTAGGCTATCTATTGTAAACATGCCTAAACTTGTTATTATGTGCCCATCAAGACAGCGATCTTGACACCAAGGTTTACCAAGTACCTACTTTAAAACTTGGCACTTTATAAGGTTTACAACATGAGCAACATTAACGAAGCTACAGTAGCACCAGAGCGTTACAACGATGCATTAGGCGCGGCGATCAAGTCGCATATAGGTGGCGCTATAGCCACAGACAAAAAGAAAGGAGAGGTGGCCGCAATATGCTTTACTCGCAAGATACCTTTCACGGATCTAATGGCACCCACTACAGCAGGCTCTACTGCTACTAAGGAATCATGGGCATGGCTCAGACAGCATGTAGAATCAGGCTACCCTATGCCAGTACAGAGGGCACTAGGAACGCCTAGTAAGGCTAGATCAGAGGCGCAAAAGTCTCTAGTGGCTACATGGAAGACTAAATATACCTCATACATTGCAAGGTATAGACAGAGCCTAGAGGCGTTATACAATCCTCCTAAAAAGGATGAACGCACCAAGGAATCGCGAGCACCTCAGATGCCGAAGACTGGTGATAAGGTTGTCGATGATGCGAATGCGCTGGCAATGAAGTCGATTAAAAAGGAGAACGATCTTCAGAACTGGCACGTTGGTCACCAATCGCAGGCACTCGCGGTTAGTATTAGTAAACTGAGAGCGCAGATCATCGCGGAACTTCAAGGTTCTATCACACCTGCCCACTAGTCAGTCACTAGTCAATCAGGGCCACGGATGGCCCGCTACTGGAGTAACATATTATGAGAGACGAATTGTTTGATCTGGATATACAAGATGCAGAGGATATTATGAACGGGTTTGATAGATTGGTTGAGGCTCGCAGGGCATCCAATAGAGAACAAGTTAAAAGGGATGCCCTTAATTACTATCTTAAACAAGGTAATACAATCGAAGACGCTATGTATATGGCAGGATATACAGCCACTCTTAATTGAGTGGCTTTTTTTTGGCCTGCGATTTGATACCAGTTCCTCAATTCGCGTTGCGCCTCGCCTCATAACACATCACCCTATGATACCTGTTCCTACTTCGCGTTGCGCCTCGTGGCATTTGTTATAACATGTTATAACATTCTTGTAATGTTCCAAAAAAGTTGTAATGTTCCGCTATTGTTCCGCTATTGTTCCGTAATTTTAGGGCGTTTTGGAACATTATGTAAACGTGCTCTGCGGTGCGCTACGGTGACTGTTAGTCGGCAGGTTTGATAGAGGCAAAGTATCGAGAAGTGCTTATATATATCTTTTTATTAAATAGTAATTGTAATGTTCCAAAATGGAAAAACAATACATCCTTGTTGGAGATTTCGTCTAATGTTCCAACCCTCTCTCACCTAAATATATCGCTCTGCAATTCTGTTTAAAATGGAACATTGGAACATTGTATGTTTATCAATGACTTACTGACCTACACGTTGGAACATTACAGGACATTACAGGACATTACACCGTACGCCACCGCACAACACGCCTACCCATTATTTGACATAAGACGGCAAAGGCGTATAATGGTTACATGGCTAGAGTTATTGGCCTGAAGGGTAACACGTCATAAGATGTTACCACATACTAAAGTTATAACATGTTATAACAAACCAACTCGGAGTAAGAGACATGACAAGCGAATGGAAAGACCACGTTGCATCCTGCGCACGCGAGATAGCCGCAGAGAAAGAGACAGTCCCATATGGGTATGACGACTTGCGTGATGAACACACCATGTTCGTACAAGATATAGATGCCGACCTTAAAAAGTATTGGCACGCAACGCAAGGGGATAAGCGATGAGTAACTTAATTGAGATGCATGGTATCGGCAATACCTACGGATGTATGCAAGTTTGGGAGACTGACGGTAAGTTCTTTTGGTACATCGAAGACTATGACAGTCACAAATTCTCACTTGCAGAGAGAGGGGAAGAGATACCCGAATCGTTGTACAAAGAACTACTGGCACACTACCACAAGGACAAGCCAGAACGTGACCGCGAAGAGGCAATGCAGGAAGCTATCCGTAAGGGTCAGGCCAAGGCACAAGCCGAAGAGTTTGCCGCTACACGCGTTGCAAGTGAGTTGGCTAAACAAGAGTACCGCAAGAACAACCCCATATGTGACTACGCAACCCCTGCGTTAATGCTAGAAGGATATTATGCAGGTGATGTGGATAGGGACGCTCTACTGCGTACGTTTGGGGAGACTGGTATCGAACACACAGTATGTGATGTTACTGGCATGATTACCCTTGGAGGTGAGTGATGGACATTATAAATCTTAGTCGTGCTGAGTTATTGGCACTCATGGCTACTACCGTACAGCCCACCTGTGTGAACATGCCAGAAGAGGTAATCAGGTACATGCCTTCTTATGTGCGAGACAGGGTAAGGTTTGTAAACTGTGACGAATTGCCGTCAAGGTCTGATATGGAAGATGAACTACACCAAGAGCCAAGATCACTAGAGGAGAAGCGTGAGTTGTCTCGTGACATTGACAAGGCTTTTGGCTGTGGATATGGCAAATCTCAGATCCTTAAAGATTGGGCTGGGAAGAACATTGCCGCTGGCGTAGACGTAGTGTACTTCGACTGCACTGCGGAAGGGGACGACGATGAGTAACTTAATTGAGGGACGCGGTATTGTTTGTGTATTCTACGATTGGGAAGAACGGTGTTGGCTTCGTGGTGAAAGCTATTACCGCAAGGAAGAAACTCAG